ATCAATTATACGCATACTAAAAGACAAACTTAAAGGAGAATAATTATGTGCGGAGGACTAATCTCAAGTATATTCGGAGGCGGTAACAGATCACAACCTGCCCCCCCACCTGTACCAGCTCCACCAACTACCCCACCACCCCCACTACCAATACAACAGAGTCCTACAGAAATGCCAGCGGCTCCTACTCCAGCTCCTGTTCAAGAGGATCAGACTAAGAAGAAGGCAAAGGTTAAAGCTAAGAAAGTTGCTAAGACTGCAGCTAAAAAAGGAACCACTCAACTACAAACTAAGAAACCAACAACTGGTGGCTTGTCAGGTATAACAACCAAACAAGGCGTAAGTACTGGTGGCGGTTCTACTGGCGGTGGCGGTGGTACATACGGAGGATAATGAAAAACGCACGGCAACGATACAACGAGCTATCGAGTCACCGTGAACAATTCTTAAATGTTGCTTATGAATGTGCAGAGCTAACCATTCCTACACTCTTAATGAGAAATGAAGGTGATGCTCTGTACAATAGTTTTCAAACACCTTGGCAATCAGTCGGAGCCAAAGGAGTTACAACGCTAAGTTCAAAACTTATGCTAGGGCTCCTACCTCCGTCAACCAGTTTTTTTAAATTACAACTAGATGATTCTAATTTAGGCGTAGAAATACCGCCAGAAGCAAAGAGTGAATTAGATCTTAGTTTTGCAAAAATAGAACGTATGATTATGGAGAGCATTGCTGCCTCCACAGACAGAGTTCAAATATTTGCAGCACTAAAACACCTTGTCGTTACAGGCAACGCTCTTGTGTATATGGCAAAAGAAGGTATGAAGGTCTATCCATTGAATCGTTACGTTGTTGAAAGAGATGGTAATGGTAATGTTGTTGAGATAGTAACAAAAGAAAGAGTTAGTAAAAAGTTATTAGGTTTACCAGAGTTAGACGATGGCCCTAATGATGATGAAAAAGGTGACTATAAAGGTACAAAAGATGTAGATGTGTATACCTGTGTAAAACTAAATGATGGAGGATGGCGTTGGCATCAAGAAGCTAACGACATGATACTACCTGACAGTGTAGGTAAAGCCCCAAAGGATAAAACCCCTTGGCTACCACTACGTTTTGTCACGGTAGATGGAGAAGATTACGGACGTTCTAGAGTTGAAGAGTTCCTTGGGGACTTGAAATCTTTGGAGGCGTTGATGCAAGCCATCGTTGAAGGTAGTGCAGCAGCAGCTAAAGTTGTATTTACTGTCTCTCCTTCATCAGTAACTAAACCAGCTTCATTAGCTAACGCAGGTAATGGTGCTATCATTCAAGGTAGACCAGATGATATAGGTGTGGTACAAGTTGGTAAAACTGCTGACTTCAATACAGCATACCAAATGATAAACATGTTAGAGAAAAGGTTAGCCGAGGCTTTCCTTGTCTTAAATGTACGTCAGTCAGAACGCACTACAGCGGAAGAAGTAAGGATGACACAGATGGAACTAGAAAGACAGCTGGGTGGACTGTTCAGCTTGTTAACGACAGAGTTTCTAATACCCTACCTCAACCGTACTATGCACACTCTTACTAGGTCAAAGAAGATACCATCAGTACCATCAAACTTAGTAAAACCTACTATAGTTGCAGGTATAAATGCACTTGGTAGAGGACAGGATAGAGATTCTCTTATTCAGTTTATTACAACAATTGCACAAACGATGGGGCCAGAGGCGTTACAACAATTTGTAAATCCTGATGAAGCCATCAAACGCCTTGCTGCAGCACAGGGTATTGACATACTCAATCTTGTTAAGAGTATGGAAGAGCGTAATCAAGATCAAGAACAAGCTATGCAAGCACAACAAGCTATGTCTCTTACAGACCAAGCTGGTAAGCTGGCTGGTTCTCCGTTATTGGATCCTTCTAAGAATCCAGAACTTAATGAAACAATCGCTCAAGCTGCAACCGCACAACAACCACAGTAATTATGGCAGAAACTATTAGCTACAACACCTCAGATGATCCTGTAGCAGCACAAGCACAAGCAGAAAAAGAAGCTGAATCTTTGAAGATCGGTGAAGAACTTATGGCCAAGCAAGAGAAAATGCTTGCTGGTAAATATAAGAGTGCCGAAGAACTAGAGTCAGCATACCTTGAACTACAGAAAAAACTAGGACAATCAGACTCCACAGAGGAGGTTTCTGAAACTGAAACAGAGTATCAGTTATATACTGAGGATGGCTCTGTTAATTACGACACAGCCAATGAAGTGTATGGTGAAAAGTTAGGTAATACATTTAAAGAAAATAATATAGACCCATTTGAGATGAATGAGTACTTTGAACAAAACAATGGTACTCTATCTAATGAAATGTATGACAAACTTTCTAATGCTGGTTTAAACAGGGATATGGTTGACGCATATCTAAAAGGTTTACGTGGTGAACTAGGATACCCAGAAGGTGCACAACAACCTGTGCTAGATGAATCAGAAGTTGATGAGATTAAAAACCTAGCTGGTGGTAGTGATGGTTATGATGCCCTAATGGAATGGGCTGGTAATAACCTATCAAAAGAGGATGCTAAAAACTATGATGATGTCCTAGCCACAGCCAACAAAACAGCAATTAAATTTGCAGTCAAAGCACTTATGGGACAATACGAAGATTCACAGGGACGAGATTCCCGTATAGTAACTGGTAAAGAATCATCTACTGAAAACTACAGAAGTATGGCTGAGGTTGTCAGAGACATGAACAAACCAGAATATCAAACTGATGAAGCGTTCAGAGATGACGT